CACCGTGGATGAACGTATATTCTACAGCAACCAACAAGGCAAGAAATTGCTAGATTCACTCCTGAAAGGTGATCAAAGATTATGAGTGGAAGTGAACTGGATGAATTCTATAATGCCGTAGAACTTGCGGTCAAACATGATCGGGTCGATGAGCCGCCAAGGCATCCCACTGCTACTGCTAATTCTCAAGAGCGAGAATGGGCAAAGCTGCTTGCTACGGCCTCATGTTGGGCACAATCAGGTGATTCTTATTTCCCGGTAAACAGTGTGGTGGAATCGGTACCTGCGGGAGCTTACCGCGTAGGCATGAGCAATCAAGGCCCGTACATCCAAAAAATGCCGGTAAACATCGACCACCTGTTGACACTTCCTGACAGCGCCACAGAGTCCCTTCTTGCAGAATTTACTACTTTCTGGACTTTGAAAGCAGCCTTTGACAAACGAGGCTTTACCTTCAAGCGTGGAATGCTCATGTGGGGGCCACCCGGCAGCGGCAAAACATCTGCCATTTGGCAGATGACACAACGTCTTATCCGTGATCAAGAAGGCGTTGTGATTTTTGTGGAGGATCCTCAACACGTCGTCTGGATGATAAATTTGTTCAGGCGCATTGAACCACATAGGCCAATCATCACCGTCTATGAGGACATCGATGCCATTATCAGGAACCACGGAGACCATGGATTGCTCGCCCTTCTCGATGGTGAGTTTCAAACGAGTAATGTGGTGCATGTTGCCACCACCAACTATCCACACCTGCTTGACCGGCGCTTTATTAACCGACCATCTCGCTTTGACACCATAATGAAAATCGGCATGCCATCAGAAGCAGCACGGATGGCCTATTTCAAGGCGAAGGAGCCTGAATTGGACGAACCGACCTTGCAACGCTGGGTGCGGTGCACTGAAGGCTACAGCGTGGCACACCTACGCGAAGTATGCATTGCTACGCAATGCCTGATGCAACCAGAAGCTCAAGTATTTGAGCGTTTGGGCAGAATGCGTACGTCAAACTATAATCTTGACGAAACCGGCGAAAATCTGCGGGACAAAGTTGGATTTAGATAATGGACTGGCAGCGGTTCTTAGAAGAAAATAACATTCATTACGTAACTCGAGGACCCAACACCAAGCGTGGGGAGTTCAGCATTAATTGTCCTTTTTGCGGCGATGAAGACCCGTCAGAGCATTTGGGCATCAACCCCAAAACCGGCAATTGGGGCTGCCACAGGGATCAGGCGCACCGAGGCAAATCAGCCAAGCGCCTGATCCGGGCAATACTCAGTTGTTCCGGCATTCAGGCCGGTTTTATCCTCAAGCAGTATGATCAGGCCGACCCCGATTCCTTAGAATCGATAATTGGAATGTTGACTGAAGAACCCACTGAGCCTGCGCCCCCGCCAAAACAGCATTCCTTGGATGCTGAATTTGCCAAGTTTGCAAAGATTTGCCCTCGCGGGAGTACGAAGCGATTCTTCAATTACCTCCAGACAAGAGGCTATGACAACCCTCAAGACATTATCAGCAATTACGATTTACGTTGTGCTTTAGTTGGCAAATACCATGACAGGGTTATCTTGCCGATAAGGATGAATGGGCAGTTATTGGGGTGGACCAGCCGGGCTATTATTGACCCGGTGAACGCGCCCCGCTACTTGGCGTCATCGAACGACGTCAAGACGACTGTTTTCAATTACGATGAAATTAAAAAGGGTGGTGACGTTCTCTACATTTTGGAAGGACCGTTTGACGCACTACGAGTTGACAGTCACCTCGCGTATGTCACCCATGGCGATCGTCGGGCTACCTGTGTTTTTGGAACGTCAGTGACGATCTCACAAGTAGCTCTCCTGAGAGCAGTCGTGAAAAGGTTCAAGATTGCTTATGTTCTGTTTGATCAGGGGGCAGATAACCCCTCAATAGAACTAGCAAGTTGGCTTGGCAACGCGAGGGCGATCTTTTTGCCATCCAATGTCAAAGACCCTGACGACTTGCTCGAAGCTGATTTGGATGATCTCTGCTGTGCCAGCATCCCTACGGCAACCCCTTTTATTTCAGCATTGGTGCGGAGCACGTTCGACCGTAAAATGCGGCAGTCCATAACGCGGCGACTTCGTTAGCGAGTATTGGCTTCCAGCACCGCCTTGATTTATCATCAGCGCCTTCTCAAAGATAGAGGTGCTATCCATGATAAAGACGCAGCGTGAACGCTTAGTTACATTGTCACCAGTCGAATGGACCCCTCAGATTGGTAGATGGGTCACTGCACAGATCATAAAAAATCTATGGCGTTTTGACCGGGTTGATGGCTTTGACGACGTAATGCAAGAGGCAAGGCTGCTTTTCTTCAAATTGCAGCGAACTTACCCGGAGGTAGATCAGCCCGCCCACCTGTTCAGCCTGTTCAAAACCTCACTGAACCGCATGTTTATTGACAAGGCGCGGAAGCGTCAGACGGCAATAACGGAACAGCCTTTAGAGGAATGCACTGAAGGCATGTTGCCCAATAGTCCGCTAATTAACGGCGCGCATCTAAGCCTGATCCTTGAAGAACTACCATCTGAACTAAAAACCGTATTGGGGGCCTTGACGAGCGGACGCGTCCGGTTGATGGTAGATAGACGCACCAAGAAGCCTCGCATCCGGGAAAACTACAATCAACGTTTGAAACGGAAGTTTTCTCTGACCATTAAGAACCCTATTGGTGAATTAAAAGCTTCCCTATCCAACATCTGAGGGCCTCCATGCACAAGATTGAGCGTGAAATCATCAAAGCATCCAATTTCAAACCGCGCCAGAAGTATTCTGACCGTCAAGATTATCTCAAATCACTGTTCTTGGCAACTACTAAGATGTCAAACGATGATTTTGATGAATTGACGGATGAGGCCGCTGATTGGATCAATAGTTGTGTTCAGATCCACAACAGCAAAGGGAAAAATGCTGACTTCCCTGAATTTGGCGAAGTTGGAGCATCTGAAGATGACGATGATGCTGGTGAGGATGAGGCTTCTGACGACGAGGCTGATGACTCGGATGATGACGCTGAGGCTGATTCTGATGACGCTGATGAATCTGTTGATAATGACGAAGGCGACACCGACGGCGATGAAGATGCGGGAGATGAGCCTGAAGCACAAGAGGATGAGGCTGAAGCTGAGGAAAAGCCTGCTAAGTCAAAAGCCAAGAAGGCCGCTCTAGGCCCCAAGAAAAAGCGCGGCCCCCCCAAACACGTTGAGGACGCCACGCTGGACAAATGGGGATGCATTGAAGGAAGCAAGAACAGTCAAGCCCTTGCCCTGTTTGAAAAGGGTGCTACTTCCAAGGAAGTCAAAGACCAACTAGGCGGCACGTATTACAACATATTGGGCAAGATGGTAAAAAACGGACACAAGGTGGAAAAGGAGGGTGCTATTATCCGCCTTACTCACAAGGACGCCGCCAGCAAGCCCGCAAAGAAATCTAAGAAATAGGGATTGCAAGGATTTCTCATTTTCCTTGCTTTGCCGCAAGTTGTGGACATACCCACGGCACCCCGCCATATAGGGGCAGCGGTTTAACAAAATGAGATACGGTCATGTTGCACCGGGGCATGACAAGAGATCAAGCCGTTCTGTAAACCCAGTCGGTTAGCCGGTGCCGATTTAACGCGGGGTAGCCAAGTGGTAAGGCATCCGACTCATGCTCGGACTACCGTGGGTTCGAATCCCACCTCCGCAACCACCCTTTGAGCGCGTAAGATGATCTGGAAAACAATACCAAATTGTTCATACTACCAAGTTTCAGAATTTGGTGATGTTCGGAGAGATCCAACTGTAATCAGAGGAATAATAACTAAAAAATCGTATACGTGGGTTACTGACGGCTTGGTGCAATCCAATGCTATTTAAACAATATGACAAATCCAGCGGAAAGGTATTGAAGACATCTAGGCCGCTGCTCATATCGCCAAAAGATGCTTATTCCAAACCTTCAACAAAGGATTGGTGGCAAAGCACTACTACAATCTGGAATATTGATGAACTGATAAAACGGCGTGTAAGGGATTGGCGTCGTCTTACAGGGGAGACAGGTCATTCGGGAGCTAGAAATGAAGTCTTTAGAGCTGACCACAATAGCGTTTATACGAGCACACATAGTGTGTTTCCAGCACCTTTAATGGAGATGATAATTGTCAGATACGGCGGACCTGTTGGTTCCCACATCTTGGATGCTTTTGCCGGTGGGCCCCCTCGTGGTGTTGTTAGTGCTATTATGGGTTATCTTTATACTGGCTTCGAAATCAGAAAAGAACAAATTGTCGAAAACCAGGCGGCACTGAAGAAATTAAAACTCACAGGGGCCAACTACATCCACGATGATGGTCGCTTCTTGGACACCGATACCGTATTTGACTGCGCCATCACGTGCCCGCCCTATTTTGATTTGGAAGTTTACAGCCAAGATCCATCAGACATAAGCAACCGTGCTACCTATGCGGAATTCAATGCCGATATGTGGCTTTCAGCGCACGCTCATTTTGAACGACTCAAGCCCGGTGCCTTTGCCTGCATTGTGGTGGGGCTGTTCAGGGACAAAAAGACTGGTGAGCTAATAGACTTCCCTGCACACACAGTGGAGAACTTTCGTGAAGCTGGATTTCTGTACTGGCAAAATATCATCCTATCTAAAAATTTCGCATCGGCTGCTGTCCGCGCTGCAAATGCGTGGAATGGCGGAATGAAACTTGTCCCTAGACATGAAAACTTACTTGTGTTTAGAAAGCCGGGGTGGCAGCATAAACCAAGAAGCAGGGATGCTATTAGATCAAAAAGATCTGGAACGATTTTGGTCCAAAGTTGGTAAAAAGGGGCCAGATGACTGTTGGCCTTGGCTGGCGGCAAGATCACAATCTGGTTACGGCAGATTTAGTATAAAACATAAATCAGTAGATGCACATCGGGTATCGTTCTTCATAAAAAACGGCTATCTACCTGACATAAGCCAACGTTGTCTCGTAATGCATGATTGCGAGAATCCGATTTGCCAAAATCCAAAACATTTGATCAACGGCTCTGTCAAAGAAAATGGAAATTATCCCGGCTGTATTGCAAAGTTGAAGAGCAGAGAAGGTTATTGGAAAGGCAAGTTTGGCCGCAAACATACGGCTCGCTGGGGCAAGCGGCATTCAAACAAAACGAAACAAGTTCTGAGTGAAAAAGCGTCTAAGCGCGGCGGTTGGCATAAAGGACTAAAGAGAAAGCAATCCACAAAGGACCGTATATCAGCAGTCACCAGAGGTGAGAATCATGGGGCGTCAATCCTGACTGAAAAAATCGTGCGCGGCATATTACGTTCAGATGAACGTAATGCCGTTCTGGCTCGTAAATACG